AATCTTGAGGTTTGGATGAAAGAATTTGGTCTCACTTATACTAATGAGATGAAAACTACCTCTATGTCTGACCTGCGTAAATTAGAAGAGATTTCTTTTCTTAAACGTAAATTTAGGCACGAGGATGTATTCTCTGCATACGTTGCTCCGCTTGACCTCAGTGTTGTTCTTGAAATGCCTTACTGGACTCGTAAGAACCAGCCGCTTTCAGTCACTGAGAGTAATGTTGAAACTTCTATCATGGAACTAGCCCTCCATGGTAAGGAAGTATATGATGAATGGGCTCCTAAAATCCAAGCTGCATGCTCCAAATGTGAAGTTAAGTGTAGGGTTGATGACTTTGATGTTCAACTCTATAGAACTGCGCAAGAAGAGTGGATTTTCTAATGCAACACCGACCATCAAGTCGTTAAACTGAAACCTGGCTGGTATCCTAAGCAACTACCAACACCCAATAATGAATAATACAATTAACGTTATTTCCTACTTATCAGGATATTTTCAACTTGATAAGAGCGATTTTTTTGAAAATATGTTTGTGTCGTCTCTTCGCGCACAAAACATTACAATGGAAGAACAAATTTTTGTACCTCAATCAGGTGTTCCGCCAAGAGGCGGTTTGCCTCCTCCTCTTGTCGATCAACAACCTGGTCATCGTCCTATTGGCGGTCCTAAAGGCTCCGCTGGTAAAGAGCCACCTATGGCAGACGATCCTGGAGAAACTACTTCTCTTTATGCTGGACCTGCAGGTGAAGGCATGGTTAATGTTTCTAGGTTAGGAACTACCATGACTACAACTGTTGAAGGTCAAGCTACTGAAGTCACTCAAGCCGGTAGAGTATTTTTGCCCGCTCAATTGCGGACTACTGCTACCGACGGGACTCACCCAGATATTTCCTTTTATCTTGGGAAGCCTGTTAAGGCTTTAGTAGGTTCTTTTTCTACCACGGATGGTGCTACAACTTTTGCTCACACGTCGATTTTTGCTCCTATTAAAGCAAATGACATTATGTGGAACAAGCTTAAAGGCGTTCATGCCTTTAGGTGTACTACTGTTCTTACTCTTCAAGTCAACGCTACTCGTTTCCAAGCTGGTAGATATATATTGTGTTATTTACCAACTGGTGGCGCTGCTGCAAATGAACTCGGAATTTCTTGGCTCACAAGAATGAAGTTCTACAGTGCTACGCAAGTTACTCAACTTATGCATGTGGAACTTGATTTATCAAGAGATTCTCAGGTTCAATTACGTATTCCCTATACGTGTTTTGCCAACTCCACCCCTGTAACTAAAGATGCTACTCTTTTCTTGAAACAGGTCCCCGGTCTTTTTAAGATCTACCCTTATATGGCTCTTCAGTCTGGAAGTTCTACTAATTCTTGCTCGTTCACTCTGTGGGCGCACTATGAAGATGTTGAACTTTTCGGTAATATGGCTCCTCAGATGGGCAACGGGAAGTTTTCTTCCCGCGGTCTTTCCGGGAACATATTTAATAAAGCTAAAGATGTCCTTGGGATGGAGATCTATTCCCCTGGTCCTGTTGAGAAAGCAGCGAATTCAGTTCGCGTTATTGCTGATCAAGCGACGCGAATTCCCTCTTTATCAGCTCTTGCAGCTCCAGTTTCTTGGCTTGCAGATGCAATTGG